GCAGTAAACTTCTCGCCTTCATCTGCACCGAATGCATCAATGATCCCGCGCCCAATGCCATACAAGTCTCTAGGCAATCCAGCCGTGACAGCCGCGGCACCGCCTGCAGCACCGACCATTGTCTCGCCAAATCTCTGAGCAACTTCGCCTAGTGTCATTGGGTCGACTTCACCTTGGATGGCAAATGGATTGAGCTGATCGTCTGTGCCGGTGTCCTGCTGAGATACAGCAGAAGCCTTTGCCTCCATCTCTTGTATGTCGATATCAGACTGCGTGTAGAGCTTGCCGTCACCGCCGATGTAGACTTGCTCACCAGTTTCGTGGGCAAGGTATGAGTCGCGCATTTCTCTTTCTAGTGCATCCATTACTCAATCCTCGACTCAATATCAATGGCTAGCTGAAGGCCATTCACTAATCTTTCCTTTATGCCTTCGTTTTCATAGCTGAACTCTTGCACCCTAGTCAGCAACTCATTTGCAGTCAGGTTGTCGCCGAACTGGCGCTTGGCTTGTGCCAACGCTGACCGAGCCGCGGCTCTTGATTTAGCGTCGCGCTTCTCGTCAGCAATTCTCTGAATCAGCGGAGTAACAAATTCAACAGGGTCAATCTCTGGGTTGCGGCGACGTGCAAGGATCAGCTGCTCTTCGACAAATGCGACATCTTGCTGAGCCTGCCGATCAATGGTGTCTGCGTTAAACATTGGCTTGTCAGGCAAACCAAGTCGGCTTTTCGTAATCTTCAAAGCCTCTCTGTACGATTCGTCGCGGCGGCTGTCGATCTTAGTGAGCAGTGATGTATAGGTGCTGAGCTTCAAGTTTCCTGATGCTCGAGCTTCATTGACATCTTCGACAGTCAGCGCATTACCAAGTGCAAGCAGCTGCAGATCAGCGACTACGTCTTCATTGTCGACGCCGCCCTCAAAGTAGATTGCATCTGCATAGCTTTCATACTTGCCTGCATCCAATGTTTTTAGGCGCTGCAGTGCATCCTCTACGGCCGGCATGTCTCCGTTGACTCTGGCATCAGTAATCTCTACAACAAGTGCATCGACCCTTTTTCCACGCACTCTTTCTGCCGACTGCTCTTCTGCCGATTCAAGTCCGAGCTTTGTCGATCTTGCAGTCTGCAGCTCTCTGTAGACTGCCATGCGCTGATCATCGTCCATGCCCATTAGAATTGATTGCGCCTCTACGTCTGGCAAAGTGCCGTTGCCTTGTAGTGCACGCAGCCCTACAGCTGGAGACGTCATGACCGACGCAAGCACGGTGGTGACCTTTGCCTCTTCTACTGCTTTGTCCAGTGCGTCGAGCTTGGTCTGTGCAAGTGTTGGATCATCGACTAGTAGCGCAGAGCTGATGATGTCTGAGCGTATTCCGTCAATGTATTCATCAACGGTAATCATTTCGTTTGTGACCGGATCTGCAGTGCCGCCGGCTCTGACGACATTGGATACGCCTGCGATCGACAGATCAATGTTGGCCCTTGCCACAGTTTCTTGGTCTGCCCTTGTGCGGGTCGCTTCTGTTTTTGCTGCTGACAAAAAGGCTGCATTACCTGCAAGTGAAATGCTTGCCCTGAACTTGGCTGATGCAGCTGGGCTTATGTCTGCAAGCACAGATGAGTAAGAGTCTTCGATCGTCGCGAGGCCGAGCTGCATATCTGCAAGTGACACAGTGTTGTTTTCGTATCCGACTTGGAGCGCAGTGATTGACTCACGCGCCTCCTTCTCCATGTTTGTCGTCAAGAGGTTGAGCGCCGCGGCGCGTGCCTGTGATCCGAAAACAGAGAATTGATCGCCAGGCAGCATCTCTTCAAGATCCTTGCCCTGTGCCTTTGCTATGCGCAGCTGCTCAAGTGTCGGCGCATTTGCAGCTCCAAACTCAATGCCTTCGATCTTTGCCTGTTGTTCGGCAACCTGGAATGCAGCCCTGCTGACACGATCCATCGCAGAACTTAAAGCCTGTGACGCACGCGCAGACTCTTGCAGACCAACACCTTGTGCGCCGGCCGTGACCGCTGGTAGCAGTGCGTCTCTTCTGTAGCGTGGTAGTTCAGCCATTTCCTACTCCTATGCCGCCGGCCCAACGCTAGTGTATCCAGGAGCAGTGCCTCCAGGCATTCCTCCTCCACCACCACCACCGGTAGATCCGCTGCCCTTGATTGAGTAGGCAGTAAATGCCGCCTGACCAAGTTGAGCGATCGCGCCAATGCGGCCCTGGTATCGTGCCATTGCGCCAGCCTGGCGATTGTCGATTGCCTGCAAGATGCCGGCATTCTCAATCAACGACGCATTCTCTCGAGTGATCGTAAAGTCACGCATACCTTCAGACAGCGCAAAGTCTCTGAGAACCTGTGGCGTACCTGAGTATGGATCAATCGCACCAGCTCCGGCGCGTGCGTTGATTGCTGCCATTGTTGCAACAATCTTCTGCAGAACCTGGTTGCCTTTCTCTTTCTCACGCAACGCCTCTTGGTCGCTGCGCAACAGAGCCTGGCGTGCACGCATCTGGTACATCTGGTCTTGCATCTTTCCAGACTGATAGGTGCCGTATGCTCCGACAACCTGCGCTCCGACTGCGACTGCTAATGCTGCTTCCATTTACTGACCCACCGATACCTTGTAATCCAGAGCCAATACATTCATTGGCAATGGAACTGTTTGTGTAAGTGTAATCGAACCCTCGTTGTCAAATCCAAGTAAAGGCCCAGCTCTTTTGATTCCGGTGTACGGCTCAACAGCAATATCAAGCACGTCTTCGCCAAAATTCCTGAAGGCAACCTGCTGGCCGTTGATTGTCAGCGCTTGCGTCTCAAACAGCTCGGCGTTGATTTCAAGGATTCTCTTCTTAAATGCACGCAGTGAGCCAGACTGCAGCCTAGGCTCTACAGGCATTGTCTTGACCTCTGGCAAGAAATTGAGGCCGATCTGGTAGCTTGACTCGGCTGCAATCGCAAACGAAATGGCACCAGAGCTGACATCCTGGTCCGGCTCGATAATCCCGTCGCGAACAATCTTGACTGTTTCGCCTTCGAGATGATCTAGGCCCGATACTGACGCAGTCGATGAGCCAACAGTCGCTGACTTCGCGCAATCAAGTGTCACGTCTTTATCAAAGAACTCGACATAGTAGACAGTGCTGCCATCAATCGTGCGCTTAACAACTGCATATATATCAACCACATCAACGCCTACTGCAAGGTATTCGCCGTCAGTAGTCCATGAAGCCGGCGCAACGACCTGCTCAGACCTGAGTAGTGTGAAACATGCGATCGTGCCGTCTTCTTGGTTGACGACTAAAAGCCGGTCACCTTCATCGGTAGACGTGGCTTTCCGCACCGACATGTCGACAGGGTTTTTGAGCAAATGCGACGACAGCAATGAAATCTTGGTTGAGACATAACCGGCAACCGTATCGCTAAATACGAACTCGGCAAGTGCCTTACCCTGCCGCTGCACGAATACTGTGGCACCGTCTACGTTGACGACCGGCACGCCAGGCTTGACGCCATTTGATGTCTGCTCTTTGACAGACAGCGTGCTTGGAGTGATTGGATCGCCGAGTGTTTGCGGGATAAAGAACTCACCGCCTGTGGTAAAGATCTGCAGGTTTCGGCCCGAGTACAAGTTGACGATCGCATTGAACTTACCGGTGTCGAGTGTCGCCTCGATTGCCGCGTCATCCAGAGCTTCGCCTGGGTCAAAGTTGAAGAAGTCAGAGACTCGGCTGCCCCACAGGGTTGATGGCCGAGTTGACGACCCGCCAAAGAACAAACGCCCCTCATGGAATACAGCTGACCGAGGCCAGCCGCGTGATGATGACCAGGTGTCTTCGTACCCTTCTTCTAACTCCCAATCGCCTGATGCGATCGCTGTCGTGTCAAAGAATGGCACCTCTGTGATCACATCGACCTTGGTCGTACTGACGTAGCGCACAATCCGCGCTCTACCCTGTGGAGATGCATTGATGTACTGGTCGACATCGCTAGCGCTGAATACGCCGGTTGAGGCTGTCAGCTGAATATTCCCAGAGGTGTCGCTTGGGGTCAGCGTCGCTGATGGATTCGATACGCTAAACGTAAACGCAAACTTAGGTACAAAATCAAACGACAGGTCAGATACCGTCCAATCCGAGTCGGTGGCACCACGAAGTATGCGCTGCGGCTCCATGTCTGGGTGCACAAGGATCAGCGTGTCAGCTGCCTGAGTGAAGTTGAGCAGCTCTAAAGTGGAGCTGGTGACCTTGCTCACAGCCAGGTAATCATTCCCTGACCCGTTAATATCTGTGACCAAGGCACCATCCTTGAAGACGTGCATCTTTTCGTCGGTAAACACCAGCATATAGCTGTCATTCACCGAGAACTCAAACGGCACCATCTTCACCCCATCTGCGGTATCTGATGGCAATTCAGAAACAAACAAGGAGCCGTCGCGTCGAGTCAGGCCGCCTTGTGGTTGAATGGATACATTGTCGGCCGTCTGCAGGCCGTTGTAATACTGGCTCAAGTCAATACGCGCACGCAGCTTTGGATCAAGCTCACCGGTCGTGAAATTTGTCTGAACCTGTACTACGCGACTCATTGTCTTACGAACGTCAACGTAAAGTCTTGGAATGCCTCGACAGAGTTGTTGGCTCCATCGATGTTGGCAGCGACTCGGAAGTAACCACCGCGTCGATTCTCTTGCGGTGTGCCGTATGCCTTGCGCTCAAAGTATTCAGCCTTTGTCAGCTGATCTGTCACAGTCTCTGCAATCTCAGCTGCCATCGCATATTTCAGCAGCTGCACAAAGTATGAAGGCAGAGCCGACTCGTTTGGTGTGAACTGATAATCAACGTAGACAGTCTCTTCGTTTGTGTAGACCTGGTCGCCTACAATCTCCCAGCCATATTGCAAAGGCTGAGTGCCAACGCTTGCTGAGTTGAATAGTGCGCGGATACCTGCGATCGCATTACCTGGCAGAGAGTAGGCATATTTCCACTCGTTTGCAGGCGTCTCAGTGAGGCGTGCGAGCTGCACTTTGGTAAATGACCACGACCATGGGTAGGACGCGACCAAGGATTCTTTGAGATCGTCATAGAGTCGGTCGCAGATCTGCGCCGCGTCAGTACCCTCTGAAAACGACGAAAGAGGCGATGCCCCTAACATAATCAATGCGTCCGAACAGATGGACAGTTTAGTGTCACCGGATGCCATCTGGCCCTCCTAAGATCTTGCGTGTCATGCCAGACATTGAGTATATACCTTCTGTCC